TCGGCCAGGCTGGCGAGCAGCTGCACCTTCACGGCGGGCTTGATGTCCGCGTCTACCTGGACGGCTTCCATGGTGGCCTGGAACTGAGTCACCAGACCGGCCAGCACCTGGCGCGCCACGTCCTCCAGTCCGCCACCGGCCAGCAACTGCGCCGATTGCGCCTTGTCCCAGTCGTCCCCCTCGGCTTCCGCCTGCTGTTTCCAGCGGCGAGCGGTGCCATAGGAGACGCCGAACATGGCGGCCGCGACCTCCAGGGACTGGCGGTCGAGGACATAGGCGCGGCGCAGGGCGTCGCGGGTTTCCTTCGGGTGCGCCATGGACTACCTCAGATACCGAGCTTGATACGCGCCGCGAGCAGGCCGCAGGCAACCAGGCCACCCGCCAGCGCGCCGGCCGCCGAGCCGTACAGCACGGCCTTGCGCTCGATCTGCGGGAATCGGTCTTCGAAGCGCTCCAGGCGGCCGTCGATGCGTTGCAGCAGTTCGAACTCTGGAGAGGCTTTCTTTTCGGTCATCGGATCAGTCCTTTTGAAGGTGCCGCACGGTGTCCCAGTGCAGGCCGGCGCAAACGCCGTATTGGTCGTAGAGTTGTTTGAGGGCAATTGCGGCGGCATCGGGGCTGTCATCAGTCACCGCCACTGGGGTCGGGCACGGTTGAGCCAAGGCCGCCGGTAGTGGCCTGGGAGGCACGTTGACGGGCGGTTTCGAGCTGCTGCATGACGCCAGCAGGAAAGCGGCAGGCAGCGCGATCAGCAGCGGTTTCGGCCAGGGCATGGCGAAGCTCCCGAGTAGTTTGTTGGTCGCTGTCGGCCCGCTTGGCCAGGCGCTGGAAAAGAGCCGCGCTGGTGTCCTGGACCGTCTTCAGTTGTGCCGCCGATTGCTCCAGGACGTCGCGATATGCGCGGGTCTGTGCGTCAGCGCAGGCGGCGCGCCCATCGGCCAGACCGGCCTCGCGACCGCCCCACCAGCCGGCCGTCCAGACCATCACCAGGAGTACAAAGACAACCAGGCCGACGCGCCAGGTCATGGCGATTTCTCGACGCTGAGCTGGACCTGGTAGGACGCAACGGTCTGCATGAAGCCGTAGGCGAACGCCCCGCCCAGGCCATAGGCGAGGCCTGCGGCACCAATTGCCATGAAGACCAGAATCACGACGCGGGCCAGCAGGTCGCGGAGATAGAGGCGTATCCAGAGCCATCGGTTGGCCGGGTCTTCACGGCAGATCGCGAACAGATCGCTGAGGCTGATTCCGCTGGGGCGTTGCATCACAGCACCTCCCGCACGGCCTGAGCGATCTGCTCGGCGCTGTAGGGCTGCTGCCCGTTTTCCTGGTGAATGATGGCGGTCACCAGGGCGACCAGGGTGGCCTGGTCCAGGTGCAGGCTGGCCTGCGGCGGAACTCCCATCGCTCGGGCCACGGCCAAGGCATAGGCGCGGGTGTTGTTTTCGTTGGACGGCGCCCAGCGTGCGATCAGCGATTCGACGGTGCGCAGGCCATAGACCTTGCGGTAGTTCAGCAACAGCTTTGCCAAGGCACGGATGCCGTTATGCGCCGTGTCGAAACGACAGAAGCGCGGTTCGATCTGCGGGTCGTGGGGGAGTTGACCCTGCCAGTTGTTGCGTGCCGACCAAACGATGTTGCCGGGGTTGTTGTTGCGGATGCCGCGAGGTTGAAGGGCCATCAGTTGTTCTCCAGTTTGCGTTTTACCCACTGGGCGAACGCGCCCAGCCATGAATCGCCGTCCCGCTCAAACAGGCGCAGGGCCGCCCCGATCAGCCACCAGGCGGGCAGACCGGCAATCACCAGGAGCGGAGCGGAAACGAACAGCAGGCCGACCGCTGGCTCCAGTTGGTAGAGCCCGGCCACCACCTGGGCCGACTCGAACAGCTCGGGGCGGTTGGAGTGCAGGTAAACCACCAGAATCGGCCCAAAGACGCTGGACGCGACGATGGTGCAGAACAGCCGGGCGAACCCCTCTTTCATGGTCCGGGGCCACAGGACCAGGAAGCCCAGGGCGGCAGCCAGGGCGCCCGCGCTTATGTGGATGCCGAACATTTTCAGCAGCGCGGCGCTGCCGGCCGAGGTGGATGCGGGATCAGGCATTTGGTGCTTCCGTTGCGAGCGCTGCCCGAATTGCGGATAGGTGCGCATTGCCTACCTCCGGGGCGGACTTGGTGTAGTTGGATATGCGGAAATCGGTGTCGGTGACGCGGGGAGCAGGAGGCGGGCCGCGCCGGATCGACTCGGCGCGGCTGTCCATCATCTGGCGATATGCCTTGACCTTCGCGAAGGCGTCCTCGACGTGCGCCCGAACGAGCGGCTGCCAGTTGACCGGGCAGGCTTCCAGCAGAGCGTTACGACGCTCGCGGCTGGGCTCGGCCAGGATGGCGGCGGCGTAGTCGCGGGGGCTGCGTAGAGACGTGGGGGGGCTAGATGTGCTCATGCCGCCATCGTGGCGGCGAGTGCGACGCGGGATTAGCGGAAGGGGTTCAACGGCTGAGACAGGATCGGCGCGGAGACGCCGGCCGGGGCGTTGCGCCCCGGCTTAGTGGAACAGGGTGGATTGCTGCGATGCCGGCTCGCTCGGCCGGTTGACAATCTCCCATATCCAGCGGTCGGACAGGTTGTACTGGCGGGCTAGATCGCTGAGCAGGCTACGGGCGGTTTGCCCATCACGCAAGCCCTGTTCGAAGCGCTCGACGATCTCCAGATCGCGCCACCGTACCAGCGCCTTGTGGCAGCGGGCCACGTAAATTTCTTCGCCCCGATAGTGCGTGTGGAGCTGCTCCTCGATGTCGCTGCCCACCAGCTCGGCCAGCGCAGCCCGGCGCGCTTCGCCCCTCCGCGCCCGGCCCTCGGCTATCCGCCAGGACGTTCCGCCGAGCTGCTCGACCACCACCAGGGTGGCCGGCAGTCCTATGCGTCCGGCCATGTCGCGGACGGTATCCGGCAGCATGTCCTGGACCTCCCGAAGATCCACCTCAGACCTGGCCATGGCGGCTCCTATCGATGATAAGCGCCTGCATCAGCCGGTAGAGCTGGCTGTCGTCCAGCCACTCGACCCGCTCGACCTGGAACATGCGCCGGGCCATGTGGTCGGCGTAGCTCCAGGGGCGATGGGCGCTGGCCAGGAGCGCGGTGATTTTGCGCAGCACGGTTTGCCGGTTTTGCGGCACTTTTGGCGTCGCCCGGCCCTGCCGGTTGCTCTTCGGTTTCCAGCCCAGGCGCTGGAGTTCGACCAGTACGTGGTCGATCTGGCGCGGCCCTAAGTCCTTGGCCGAGCGCACGCCCGCGACGCGAGCGAGCAATGCGCGATAGGTGTCATCGTCCATGCCCAGCTGGGCCTTGGCGATGTGGATTTTTGCGAGATTGACGGCGCGTAGGCTCATTGCAGCCTCCGCGCCTTACCCTGTAAGCGCCGCTGTACGGAAGGCATTTCGTACCAGCAGGCCTTACAGGAATTTTTGAGTGTTCCGTCCGGGTTGGTGAAGAAGAACTCGGCATCCGCTGGCCAGTATTCCCGACATTTGGTGCAGAGCTTTTCCATACCGTACCAGGCGACCTGATAGCCCTTTGGTAAGGGCTGAAACGCAGGTTGAATGTCCATCTGATACCTCTTCGTTGGTTGGCTGCTCGTCAGTACCGGACCACCACGTCCGGCAGACCGTCCCGGCCAGGCCGGGGCGGTTTCGCTCAATGGACGGTGCGGCTCTTGGCCTTGGTGGAGTGGATTTCCTGTTGCGGTTCCTCGCCGCGAGCGCGGCGTGCCAGGCACTCGTCGCAGGCGCAGGAAACGGCGTTACCAACTCCGTTCTGCTTTGCGAGTGCCTGGCCTAGGGACATCGTCGATTGCATAAGGGCGTAGGCGATCTTCGATGCTTCGGAGTCGTGCAGCGGCGGGCCTTGCATGGAGAAATTTATTCCGTCTTCGGTGTCGCTGATGGTGATGGTGTAATGGGCCATGGTTATGCCTCCTTCTGTGCGGATGCCTGCTTTTCCAGCTGGCGGATGCGGGTGCGAACTTTCTTCTCGACGATCTTCTGGAGGCCGGTGACCGCGAGCGCAGCGCGGCATTGCTCCAGGTCGAAGCCGGCAACGGCGCGGAGACGGCTATCAACGTCTACGGCGCCGTAGCTCTGTCCGGGATGATTGAAGGGGTTGGACTGCTGCATTTCACACCCCCAGCGCACGGAAGCCGGGCCGATCCTGCTGGCCCAGGGTCTGGATGTAGCGGGCGATGGAGCCCAGGTTTTCGCGGTCGGTGGCGTCGGGACTCACACCCGGCACGCGCCGGGCGACTTTCTTGCCGACCTGGTGCGGCTCAGCGGTTGCAAAGACCGCCGCCCGCACGCTGGCCAAGTCGCCCACGGCAAGGGCGAAGTAGCCCTCGCCTGGGTGTTCCTCCCGCAGCTCGATCAGGCCGTCGATGCGGCACATGGCGAACGTCTTGGTCATGTCACGCCTCCTGCTTGGTGAGCGATAGCGGGAGTTCGCCAAGCCACTGGCGAGCCACTTGTAGGCCGATTCGGAAGCCGAGGACTTGGGAACCAGTGAGCCTGACCGAGCCAATCCGAACCTCGGCCGTATCCGGCGCATTCAGCGCCTGATCAATCTTGCCCATCCCGTTCTGGTGCCAAGAGGTGAGCAGCTCAGCCACGCGCAGGAGGTCAGTGTTCGAACAGAAGTCCTCCAGCATTTCGCGCAGTTCAGCCTTGGCTTCCTCCGCGTTCTCGATGGCGTGGCCGTCGTCGAATGTGCCCCCGACCAGTGCCCAAGCACTGGCGAATACCTGGGCCTGCGACATGATGGTGTCGATGCTGACTTCCTCGGCCATGTCACTGCACCTCCGCTTCGAAAGGCACGATGGCGAAGTCTTCGATGCCGGAGTTCACGGTCAGCCCCGGAAGCCCCTGGACGGCCTCGGGTTCGTTGAGAATCGCTTCCTTGTTCACCTCTTCCTTGACGCGGATGAAACGGATTAGCCCCTTGCTGCGCAGTAGCTCCAGGACCGCATCGGCGCCGCGCACAGTCACGGACGGGGGACGGATGCGCCATTGGACCTCTCCGGTAGTGAGGTTTGCGTACTTGACTTTGTTGTTGTCGGTCAGCTCGGCACGGTTGGCCTCGCACCAGGACTGGACCCCGCCCTGGAGGACCGCGAGGCGCTTCTTCAGGTCTTCGGCCGGCTCCGAATAGCGCTCGGTGATCTGGCCGATTTCATCGTTCATTGCGGTTTCCAGTCGGGCCAGCTCGCGCTGGAGGTCGCCGATGTTCTTGATATCGCTGATGACCTGTTCGCGGGTCTGCGGGACGTAGACGGCGGCAGCGGATTTCAGACGTTTCTTCGGTGCCATGTTGGCGTTCTCCTGTTCAGTGAATTACGGGGTTGCTGCCGGCGAAGTCGCGGTAGCTGATCGGTTCGCTCCAGGCCAGGGTGATGCCCTGGAAGCGGGTGATGTAACGGGTGCTGCCGGCCGAGGCGTCGCGCTGGAAACCCATCAGGTAGCCTTTCTCCAGGAGCTGGCGAGCGTCGTCTGCGGCGATGGTCACGCGCCCCTCTGTCGGCTCCAGGCGATGAAGGCGAACCCCCATGCGCTGGAGCAGCCGGGCGGCGTCGTTGAAGGTGCGCAGGCTCCGGGCCAAGTCAGGCGTCAAGACTTTCAAGGGCAATGCGGTTCTCATGGCCTTGTTCCTCTCGTTTCATGGGGGCGGTATGCGGGTTGCGTGGACAGGCGCGGCACGCTTTCCAGCAGCGCATCGCGACGGGGTTGTTCAGCGGCGCCGGCCGCTGGAGGTACTCGCTGCACTCGACCGAGGTCACTGCCTCGCCCAGGGCCGGGCACTCAATGCGGCTCAGCGCGGCCAGGACACGACGCTCGACGCGGATCGTCGAGGGCGACGGGTAGCGGTTGGCGAGGATGGTGCTGACGGTCGAACGGCTCATGCCGATTGCCTCGCCGGCTTTCGTCTGGCTGCTGCGGGCCACCTCGGCGGCCAGCAGCTGGACGAAGACGGGCGGACGCTCGCCCCAGGCCGACAGATCGATTGCGCGGTCCATTAGCACCCCCACTGCCAGGCAATGAGGCGGCGGCCAAGCATCAGGGCATCACCGGCCAGGATCAGCAGCAGGCCGAGGGCCAGGAAGATGCCGATGGGGATCAGTGTTCGGCGCATGGCGGCACCTCCTGTTCTGATTTCTTGGAACGACTCCGGTTGTGCTGGTACTCGCCGTGCGAACTCCACATGACCTGGTCCAGGTTCGGGTCGTAGACCTGGCGGCGCGTCTCGCGCTGGACGATGGGCGGCCGTGGACCGGTGTAGCGGCCCGGCTTGAGGGCGTAGTGGCGGCCGTTGCGGGTCAGGTATCCGGCGTTTTGGAGGTCGATGAAGTAGCGCTGAACGGTGCTGGGCGACACGGGCGTGCCCGAGGCCGCCACCGATGCGGCGATCTGTTCCGGGGTCGATGGGCCGAGGATTCGCAACGTCCGCCAGACCGCCTCGGTGGTGTAACCCTGCTGGGATGGCTTGCCATCGGCGTTCAGGTTCGGTGCCTCGACGCCGTTGTCGCGGATCAACCGGAAAACGACCTCTTCGCCGCGCTTGAATCCGCGGATCGCCTCGACGTAGCCGCCCAGGCGCAGGCAGGCGACATACTTCTCGACGGTCTTGTCGTGCTGGTTGGAGCGGCGCGCCACGCGGTAGACGGTGAACTCTTCGCGGTTGGCCCGGATGACTTCCCACATCTGCTGGCGGGGGCTCTTGCCCCCGACCATGCAGAGGTGAGCCGGGTTCTTGCCGAGGCTCACTTCGAAGTCCTCGGGCTCGGGGCCGCACCGGTATACAGCTCCAGGTTCAGGCGCTGGAGGTCGGCCAGTTCCAGCTCGCGCCGACCTTGAACAGTGGCGGCTTCGGCCAACTGCTCCAGGTTCACCGCGACGCGACGGACAGAGCCCAGGGACTTCTTCACCAGGTGCGCGAGCAGATCGTCAGCGATAGCCACTCCGGGGCTGTAGACCGGCGCCAGGTTGCGGGCGTCCTCCAGGGACACTGGCTGGGCCGGAACCCAGCTCAGAACGCGGCCATGGAAGCGTTCGTACTTCTTGAGCTTGGTCGGCAGCATTTCCTCGCCGATCAGCAAGATGGAGGCTTGGCTGGACTCGTACAGATCACGAATCAGCTCGACCTGGCCAGCGGCGACCAGGTGGTCCATTTCGTCGATGATCAGCGGGCGGCCGCTGGCGGCCAGTTCCTCGGCGATCTGGTCGGCCATTTCCGGGATGGTGCCGGCCGGCTTGATGCCCATTTCACCCAGGATCGACTTCAGCGTGTGCTTGCGGGTCCAGACGCTTTTGGCCTGGACGTAGTAGGCGCGGCGGCGATTGGCGACCCAGGCGGCCGAAACGGATTTGCCGAAGCCGGACGGGCCGTAGAAGCAGACCAGGCCGGGCAAGGTGGAGGTACGCGACAGCGCTTTCTCCAGGGCGATATCGCAAAGGGCGATGTTGGCGATGTCGGCCATGCCGCTGGCCAGTTGGGTGGTTTTCGGGGTGGTCATGAATACAGCTCCTTTCATGCTTGCCGCTGCTGGGCGGCGAATTCTTTGGATTTGGGGTAAACCTCGAACCACTGGGCGGCGTCCGGCTCGATGGGTTGGCCGGAGCGCTGCCGCTCGGCCAGCTCGCACCATTGCCGGTAGCGCTGAGCGGGAGCGGTCGGCAGGGTGAAGACCTGGGCGGTGGTGGCTTGGGCGGTCGCTGCGGCCGGGCGCGGTTCGTCGATCCGCTCGGCCTGCATTTCGAGGGTCGCGGCGCTGCGCGACCGGAGTTGCTCAGGGGTGATCGTGCCGAGGCCGGGGATGGACAGCGGCGCATCCATTTCCAGGGCATACCCGCCGTCACGCTCGGCGCGAATCTCGTCGAGGTGAGCCAGGGCGCGCTTCTCGCGGGCCTCTGCGCGTTTCTCGCGGGCACGCTCGACATACGAAGCCGGCATGTAGTCGCGGCTGTTGCCGTTCAGCTCTGCTGTGCAGAGGAAGCGGCCCTCGCCGTCGTAGACCCACACCCGGCTGGCGTCGTGGATGTCGTAGCCCACGGCCACCTGGTCGCCGTGGAATTCCTCCAGCTCGCGGGCGAAGTAGCGGTTACCGATGAACTCCAGTTCGCAGCGGCGGACGGTGCGCAGCACCTGGGGCCGGAACAGCGGCCGGGCCTCGTCGTCGGTGACCCGCATCGGGCTGAAACCCTCCGCTTCGTGCAGCGCCCACGCTTCGTTGGGGGTCATATGGCGGCGGCGGCCGGTGTTCGGGTCAACGATGCGCGGCAAGCTGCTGTGCGGCCGGTCGTTGTACTCGGCAATCTGCTGTTCGCAGAACGCGACAAAAGATTCCCAAGACATCAGCGGCATGGTGCCGCCCTTGGCAATGGCCCGGCGAGTCAGCTTGAAGGTGGCCAGCTTGGCCTGGCGGTCCATGTCGGCTCCGATGTAGCCGGGCAGTTCCTTGGCGGCCCGAATCCACAGGCTCTGGTGGACGCGCTCAATCACGCCCCGCGCCTGGCTGTTGTAGGGCAGGCTGTTTTTCATATCGATGCCCAGGCGGCCCATAAGGCCGACCGCCTCGTCGCGCATCATGTGGTTTACGTAGCCTGAGCCGTTGTCCACGTAGAAGATGGCCGGAATGCCGCCCTTGGTGCAGGCGTCGCGCAGGGCATCGACAACCACCAGGGCCGACTCGGCCAGGCCGGTGGACCATCCCGGAATTCGACGGGTACGGATGTCGATAATGGTGGTGATTTCCGGCCGGAAGGGCCGGCCGTGCATCGGGTGCTGGACCTCGGCGTCGAACGTGTGGCCGTCGCAGGAATAGACGTCGGTCGGGAGTAGCTTGGTGAAGTCGCGGCGAATGAACGGGCGCAGTGCCTTGATTTCATGCTCACCCATACGCCCGACCTCGCGGCTGACGTTGCCCACCTTGCGCAGGAACGCATAGACCTGGTCCAGGCTGGGCATTTGCCCCTGCCAGTGCTTCTCCAGCAGTGCATGGGCAGCGCGGGCGCTGCGCTTCTCCGGCCCTTGGTAGATCGTCATGAAGGCAGGCGCCCAGTCGGGAACGCTCATGTCCGGGCGGCGGACCTTCGGCACCAGGGCGCCACGCTCGGCCTGGTCCAGGAAGCGCTCCAGGCTGCGCACGCTCGGCAGGCCATCCGCGCTCGGGCGGCCGCGAGGATCGCGGGCCATCTTGAGCATGGCGAGCAGCTGCGGCTCGACCTGGCCGAGGCGCGCCATGTCCAGCATCAGGGTAATGGAGCGCTTCCGGCTGTAGCCGGTGCGGGCCATCATCAGGTCTAGGGCGTGCAGCACCCCCTGGCGGGCATCGGCGACCAGTTGCTGGCGGTTGGTTTCGACCAGGGCCAGCTGCGTCTCCTGGCGGACCGCCTTGGTGGCCACCTCGCCCAGGGCGGCGTTCAGCAGCGCGGCGCGGGTTTCCTTCGGCAGGGCCGAAACGTGGTACTCGATGGCCTTGGTGCCGACGCGGCGCCGTCCACTCCACGACTTACGCTCGGCCATTGCTTTGACGTTTCGCGCGGTTCCAGGAACCCCTGGCAACCCTGCAAGCTCTTGGGCAGAGAACCATTCACTCATGGTCGCCTCCAGCAGCTTCGCGCTGGGCGATCAGGGCGTTGCCGAGGGCAAGCGCGGCGGTTGTCAGCCACTCATGAGCGTCCGAAAAGACGCCAGTAGTGGTGGTGTCTTGATCAGGGCCGGATTCCTTCACTGCGTTCCAGAACTCGGTGGCGTGCCGCAGGTTGCTGAGCAGCGCCGTCAGGTTGGTGGTTTCCATCACGGTTCCCCCAGGATTCGCTTCAGCTCACGCGCCTGCCGACCCGCTTCCTCGCGGGTCCGCTCCAGGCGGCCCAGTTCGGCGAGCAGTGCGTCTCGGCCATAGGCCACGCGACCACCCCGCACATCGACCAGCCAGTTGGTCAGCAGGTGGCTCGCGCAGACGTCCTCCAGGAGGGCGGCGCGGTAGAAAGGCAGGTTGTGATCAGCTCGGGCGGGACTCGACCAGGCGTCGAGCATGTTCTTGCTCACGTCATCGCCAGATAGGCGCGACATGCGGGCTGCAATCTCGTAACGGTCGAGGTTGGCGGCCTTCAGAATTTCGCTGACCAGCTCGCTGACCTGGGCGGCATAGTTGCACTCACCGGGTATAGCGCGAGCCGGCTGCGGAACATCGAAGATGTCTAGGGTGCGGTCGTCTTTGCGGCGGGCCATGTTCAAGCCCCCACGTCGGCTTTACGCTGCGCTTGGTCAGCGTATCTGGTATTTTCCTCAGCACCTGGCATATGTCTGACATATGCCTGCAAGGTCTCCGAACGATTCGGCCGCTGCCGCTTCGGATTCTCTTCGTCGAGCCAGCGCTCCGGCCACAGCACTAGGGGGCTGAGGTTGAGGACGGCAGCGATGGCGCGCTCTACCCGAGGGTAGGGGGTCAGTTTTGCGTTTTTGACCGCTGGGCTGGAGACGTTGAGGGAGCGAGCAACCTCAGCCAGGGACGATCCTCTGGTGCGGAGCTGGTATTTGATCCACTCCCAACGGGCGTTGTTGTCGCGGGGGATTTCGGTTCTGTTCATGCCTACGTTCCATCTCAACCACCGTGCAGGGTGGTTTTTTGGGGTGTCTAACGTGACTTAGGGCATAAACATAGCGAGAAAATCCTCGCACAGCAACGGATTTCCACTCATCCGTTTAGTTTTTTCTCGCAACGGTGCGCGGAAAAACAATGAACACTAGGAAAATCAATGGGTTACGAACAAACGGATGGCGCCCCGACTGAATTGTCTGGGCATCCGATTCCCCAGGATGGAATCGGATACTTCAAAATCCGTCTGAAACAGGCGATTTCCTCGCAAAGCCTGCGAGGATTTTCTAAGGAATGCGGCTTGTCCGAGGCTACCCTGCGCAGTTATCTGTCGGGGGAGACTTTCCCAACCTTGGATCGACTTGAGCAGATCGCCAAGGCCGCAGGGACTTCCGCTATGTGGCTGGCTTTCGGCACCCCTACGTCTGCGGAAGATAGTCGCGAGAAGGGAGACGACAGTTACGCCTATATCCCTCTGTATGACGCTCGGGTGAGCGCTGGTCACGGCTCCTGGACAGAGGGGGCACGGATACTCGCTCAGTTGGCGTTCACTCGCTACAGCTTGCGGAAGCAAGGCCTGGAGATAGCGAATATGTCGGCCGTCCGCATCGGCGGTGACTCAATGGAGCCGCTGTTGAGCGATGGCGATACGGTGATGATTGATCACAGCTGCAATGAGGTTCGTGACGAAGCTGTCTACGTCATTCGCCTGGATGACCACTTGTACGCCAAGCGCGTCCAACGGCAGATCAATGGCGGCCTCGCGATCATCAGTGCTAACCCTGCCTATCAGACAATGTTCGTCTCTAAGCAGGACTTGGAAGCAGTTGACATCATCGGGCGCGTCGTGTGGTCAGGCCGATGGATGGCTTAGCGCTCATTCCGTGCCAATTAACGATCAATATTTTGCAGTCCTTGCTCAATCCTGATCGATTTTTTCCAAACTGTCCCACAGCGCCTGTCCGGCTGGAGCCCTAGTGCTATAGGGGCTCTGGCCTATCCCTCCCTCTTTTGGCATGTGTCAAAACAGTCACCTCCCCACACGCCCCGCCTGGCGGGGCGGGGGTGCCCCCCCCCCCCCCCC